ATCCTACTATTGATGTTGGTATCGTTTCTGGTTTGACTAACTTGTTCAACCCACAAGGTGTTATTTCTGAAATATTCAAGAAAGGCGCAATGGGTGACAGCACTTTAGGTTTTAACTTTGCAATGGATCAAAACGTAGGTAACTTTACTTCTGGTTCTTTCATCGTTGGTACTGACACTATCGCTGTAGCTGCACAAGCTGGCGGTTCTGTTCAAACTAACGCTGCAACTACTTTTGGTTTAACTGCTACTATTAGTAATGGTAAAACTTTAACTCAAGGTACTGTTTTCACAATACCTGGCGTTTACGCTGTGAACCCACAAAACCGTCAATCAACTGGTACACTGCGTAACTTCGTAGTAACTGCGTTGACTACTGGTACTGGTTCTTCACAAACAGTTCAAGTATTCCCAACACCTGTATTTAGCGGTCAATTCCAAAACGTAACTAGCACCACTGGTACTATTGCTTCTGGCAACGCTACTGTAATTTCAGGTTCTGCTGGTGCAAGCTACGCCAATGCTATTGCGTTCCATCGCGATGCGTTTGCTCTTGGTACTGCTGACCTATTATTGCCTCAAGGTGTTGATATGGCTGGACGTGCTTCTGCTGATGGTTTGTCAATTCGTTTGGTTCGCCAATACGATATTAACTCTGACCAATTGCCGACTCGTCTTGATGTTCTTTATGGTTTCAGCACAGTTTATCCTGAGCTGGCTTGCCGTATCACTGGTTAATAGGAGTTTAAAATGAGTAATCCAGGCCCTAATATAGTTGCAGTCACGGCTAACCGTGCTACCGCTATTGTATCGTTAGCAGTAACTCCCGCTGCAGTTGCAGCTATCACAACTGCTGAGCAAGATTTTACTCTTGCTGGCGTTGCGGTAGGTGATTTTGTATCTGTATCAACTACAGCGGCTCAAACTGCTGGCGTTGCTATAGCTGGTGCAAGAGTAAAATCTGCTAACACTATCAGTATCACTTATGTAAATCCAACTGCGGCATCTAAAACGCCTGCTGCGGATACATATTTAGTTCAAATTGTCCGTTCATTCCCTGTTGCTACTGACTTCCTAGTGAACTCTGTAAGTAACTCTGGTTTATTAGCGGGTAATATAACAGCATAAGTTGGAGGTGGGGGGTAAAATCTCCCACCTTTTCCTTTAAGGTGAAATATGGCAATCGAATATCCATGCTCGATGCACAAAGACTCATATGACAATTCAACAATTGCCATTGATGAGCAAGAATATAAAGCTTTATCCAAGGATGGATGGCTAACTTCCCAAGAATGGGATGATAAGGGCAAAACCCCTAAAAAACGTATTAGAAATACTCCATTTGAGGAATAAAGAATGTCTAGCCTAGCGAATCAGCAACAAAATCTATCCTTTCCAGGCTTATTGCAGGTTCCTGGAGGCATTACTAATACTTTACAACAAGTTCAAGATGGCGATGGAAACCCTACAGGATTAAGCCTTAGCTCTACTGGCGCGTCTGTTACTACCTCTGATACAGCTATAGTATCAGAAAATGGTACTGCTTTAACTGGTGCTACACCAAGATTAATCTCAGATATGTTTGGTGACTTTCCAAATGTTAAAGATTTCGGCGCTGTAGGTGACGGCTCAACTGATGATACAGCTGCTTTTATTGCAGCTACCGCTGCAAACCCTACAGGTATAGCTGTACCTGCTGGAAGTTATAAAATTACAGGCACTGTAACAGGTAATTTTTATAGTTTTGGTACGGTAACTATCGTTACTGGTAAAGTATCACTAATTCAAAGTGTAACCTCAAAAATTAATATTACAGTTAAAAATTTTGGGGCTATTGGAGATGGGGTTACGGATGATACTGTGGCTATTCAAAATGCAATAGATTATGTTGGGAGTTATTTAGGGGGAAGAATATTCTTCCCTGCGGGCTCCTACAAAATTACTTCAACTTTATCCTGTTTGTACCCAAACATATTGTTTGTTGGTGATGGGTCTGATGAACCACATAACATAGGAACGCAAGGGGCCGCAGCCGCGACCAAATTAGTATGGGCTGGTGCAAACAACGGCACAATGTTAAATATTGGCTCTGTTAATGGTGTTAATAACGTTAAATATTCTGGTGGGGGTGTTCGAAGTATTTTTTTTAATTCAGGTTGTACTACTAACGGCACGGGGGCATCATACGGTATCGACTTAGTTTCCTTTAATGAAGGTGTTTTTGAAAATGTAATGTTTCGGGAGTTTGGAACCTGCGGTATACGAGTTGGATGTATAACTCAATTATGGGACCCAAGAGACCCGCAACACAACCGCTTCATTAACTGTTGGTCAAGAAACTTTGTTAATCAATCAGGAGGATTGTTTCTGCTGGAAGGTGATACAGTTATGTATTCTGGCACTGGTAGCGGTGGCACTTACACTTTGGCGAACGTCAGTCTTAATCAGTTTGAGAATTGTGGCGCACAGTTTTATAACGGTATTGCTTTTAACATAAAAAATTCCGATCACAATTTTTTTATTAATTGCCGTGCAAACCGAATTACAACAGGCACTGGACAAGGTATTGTGTTTCAAGGAAGCAATCAACGGAACACTGATGCAGCGCCAGGCACTGTCACTTCAGACGCTGCTTTTGTAGCTCGTAAAAACGTATTTATTGGATTTTCTGGCGGTAATGAAATAATTGCAAAAGGTACCACGAGTTATCTATATCCGAGCTACAAAAATATTTTTACAATGATAGATGACAGCAACAATACGCCATTTCCAACAATAGAAACAGCTGCGTTATGTTACGTGACCATGCGTACCGATGGTGTTGGTTATTACCCCAATCAAGTTTCGGGTGTATTCTCTTATGCATCTTCAATTGCTAATGCTTCAGATATGGCGTTGCAAGCTCGTAGTCGGGTAGTTAGTGAAAGTTTACGGCTTGAAAATAGAAGTAGCAACGGACTTCGTATTGCTCGTCCTTCAGCAGATAATCTTACAATAGATGGCGAATGGGCGCTGGCTGTTAATGGGGCGGCTGGTTCTGCGGGTGAAAATTTAAAAGTTTCTAGAATAACAGGAACGGGGTGTATTGAGGTTGGATCATCTATAGCTCAATATAGAATAACCATTACTGATGCAACAACCACGCTAACAAATATAAATGCAGTTGTTCTTGTTGATGCAACGTCAGGAAACCGTGTAATTAATCTTCCTCTTGCTGCGTCTTATGGCGCAGATGTTTCTCCAGCTATTATAATTCGCAGAATTGACTCGTCGGTTAATACTGTTATTGTTCAAAGACAAAGCACTAATACTCTTAATGGAGGAACTACAGAAACATTAGGTGCCGTCACAGGTAAGACTTATATTTGCAATGGAACGGCTGATTGGTATTCGTTATGAATATAGAATGGTCTGAAGCTTCAACATAATAAAAGCTAAGGAAAAGTATAATGTCACGATATTTTACCATTGATTTAGTTCCTCAGTCAGGAGGTCAATTAGGTTTGATCTCCGCAGGGGTATTTCATGCGAATACTTCTTCTGCGGTAGCAATCTTTGAAGATCAAGCAATGACTACGTCTATAGCTAACCCTATAGTAATTACTAGCGGCTATAATATATCTTTTTGGGTAGCAGATGGAACTCAAGAATATGATATTCAGTTGATAGGTGGTAATCTCATATCAACAGTTTTCATTAATGATATTTGGACTCTCCCTGCACCAATCTGGGGGAATTTATCAGTATTTTGGAGCAATCAGCCTAATGTTTGGGCTTATATAACACCTTACACTGTTGCTGTTTCAATGGTTAGCAATGTAGGGCAGCTTTATACAGCGAATGATTTAGTACGCGCTGCAATGCGGTTAATTCAAGTATCATCTGTAGACACGGATTTAACCGCAAACGAGCTTAAAGACGGCATAGAATCGCTTAATCGCATGTTAGATTCGTGGTCTGCTGATGAATTAATGCTTTATCAGATCACTAGAGAAACATTCCCTTTAACCTCTGGTACTAACCCTTATACTATAGGGTTAGGGGCTATGTGGAATACCATTAGGCCAAGCCGAATTATAGATGCTTACTTTACTATCTATACCGGAAGTATCCCTGTTGATTACCCCATGCAAATTATGGAATGGGATGATTATAATGCTGTAAGACTTAAAAGCTTACAAACTAATTTCCCCGGGTATTTATTTTATGATAGAGGGTTTCCTATTGGAAATGCTTATATCTACCCGATATGTTCTTCAAGTAATGAAACTATTACTTTGACATCTTGGAAGCCTTTTACGGTTGTTAATGACCCTACTGCATACATTAGCCTTCCTCCGGGATATTGGGAAGCAATAGTGTTTAACTTAGCAATTCGAATAGCTGAAGAATACCAATTTGATATTAGACAAACTTCTGTTGCTTTAGCTCAAAATGCTATTAAACGTATTAAGAGAATTAATCAACGAACCCCTACCCTTAGTACGGATGTAGCGCTTATGAGTACCAGCCAAATGAGATATAATATTTATAGTGATGGGTATGGACGATAATGCCAGAAGCCATTGTACTACCTATATTAGGGGCTGGCATAGCTGGACGGTCTAAAGCTGTTTCTGCTCAAAAAAGGCAGAATCTTTTTCTTGAAGTTAAACCTGAAAAAGATAAAACAAATTTAGCTGCATACCCAACACCAGGGCTAACTTTATTTGCTAATGTGGGTAAAAATCCTTCGCGTGGAATTTGGTGGCTTCAATCATTAAATTTACTTTATTCAGTAAATGCTAACAAGTTAATAGAGATTGATAAAAACGGTGTAGTTACTGAAAGAGGAACGCTTTCGACTGCTGAAGGCACAGTATCGATTTCGGATAATGCGCAACAAATCATAATTGTCGATGGCAAAAACGGCTATATTTATGAGCCTAAAACCCTTCAGTTAAGCTACACCTACCCTGCTAATTCAGTTTCAAATGTTTATAGCCGTACAGGATTGACTATAACCGTTTCAGGTTTTGTTAATGCTGGCATCGCTGGCGATACGACTACCATTACTACTGATGGAGGAGATGTTCTTTCAGGAGCCTATACAATTGCTACAGCTACTCAAGGCAGTTGGACTTTTACTGTTGTTTTACCTTCTCTACAAACCCCAATCCTAGCAACTGCATTAGTAGCAGGATCAAAATATGTTGTTTTAACATTAGGTACATCTGATTTTACTATTGCAGGCGCAGCAGCTAACGTATTAGGCGCTGTTTTTACTGCTACTAAAGCCGCAACTGGCACAGGTACAGCAGTTCCAGCAACTATCGATGTTAATGTTCCAGCAACATCTTTAGTAGTGGGGCAGAAATATATAATTTTAATTGTAGGGTCTACAAACTTTACACTTTATGGAGCGGCATCAAATACTGTAGGGTTGGTATTTACTGCCTCATTACCAGTTGTTAATGCCACAGCTTTAGTAGCTAGTACAACCTATCAAATTCTAACATTAGGCACTACAGACTTTACACTTTATGGGGCCGCAACTAATACTGTAGGCACTATATTTACTGCAACTGGTGTAGGTATTGGTACGGGAACAACTTATGAAATGCCTATTGGTACAGGCGTAGTCATCAATAATAGCGCTACTGGATTACTTACCTATACGCAAAACGGTATTGTTGCAGTAACTGAAAATGCAACTAATCGTCATTCTAATGATATTGTTGAAATTTTAAAAACGGCTGGCCCTGTACCTTCAGGTAGCTATGTAGTTAATTTTCCTTTGACAGCCGCTACAGCCTTAGTTGTTAGCACTCAATATGTAATTAATAGTGTAGGCACTTCTGATTTTCAATTAGTTGGAGCTATAAATAATGAAGTTGGTACATCTTTTGCGGCTACCGGAACTACTCCAGGAACTGGCACATGTACATTAGCTAATGAATGGACATTTACCGTACCTATCAATACTCCTGCTGGCGCAGGCGGTTTAGAAGTAGTTAATAATTTTAGAGCTATTACAGCAGAGGGCTTCCCTGGGGGCAACACTGTAACTTTCTTAGATGGGTATTTTATCGTTAATGCACCTAATACACGTCAATTCTATTTATCCCAGCTCTATGATGGATTTACTTGGAACGCATTATCCTTTGCCAGTAAAGAAGTTTATACCGATACTTTAGAAGCTGTTGCGGTTGATAATAGCTGTTTAGTTTTATTAGGCTTTATTTCGCAAGAATACTGGCAGGATATTGGCGCATTTCCGTTTCCATTATTAAGGATACCTGGTTCACCTACTGATATGGGTGTAGCTGCACGATGGAGCGTTGCGCGATGTAATGGGGAATTAATTTATTTAGGCCGAGCAAGGCGCGGCGGTTTATCAGTTGTAACTATTCAAAATTATCGTCCTATTACTGTATCTACACCTGATTTAGATTTTTTATTTAATGAATATGTAAATCCAAGTGATGCTATTGCTTTCAGCTATCGTCAAAATGGGCATGAATTTTATCAGATAAGTTTCCAGCAACAAGGGGTTACTTGGCTATATGATGCAACTTCACAAGTTTGGAGTACCTTATTATCTGGAGCTACCACAAGACATTATGCTAATTTTGGCTGTCAATTTGATTTCCATGTAATAACTTCGGATTATCGTAATGGTAATTTGTATATTCTTGATCCTGCATCTTACACAGATAATGGTGATCTGATTGCAAGAGAATTAATCACACCACATTTCTTTGCAAACACTTCGTTTAATAAACTTCATATTTATAGATTGCGATTAGATATGGAACAAGGTGGTGGGCTTAATGACGGTCAAGGTCAAAACCCCCAAGTTATGCTTCAAGTGAGCCGAGATGGAGGGTACACTTGGGGTGATGAAATGTGGGCGACTTGTGGAGCGCAAGGTGATTTCTTAAGCCGAGCTGAATGGCGAAGATTAGGCGTTTCGCGAAACTATGTTTTTAAATTTAGAATAACTGATCCAATCAAAACAGTATTGATTGGCGCTGCTGCTTACGCAACACAGGCGTCTAAATAATGTCTATTTCTCAGCCTCCTTTTCAGTCTACTTTAGTTGATGCTAATGACCGAGTACAAACGCCTTGGGCGCAATGGTTTAGCCAATTACAACCTATTCTGCAATCAGTTGTAGCAAGTGGGCCTACATCAGGTAGACCAACTCAAAATCTTTATATAGGCTATCCTTACTTTGACACCACAATAGACCAAATGGTTTATTGGAATGGTGTCATTTGGGTAACTTATGCGCCTTCTACAACTGGAACCAGTATTTTAAAAGGTAATGGTTCAGGTGGATTTAATAACGCTGTAGCAGGTATTGATTTTGCTCCTGCAACGTCAGGTAATGCAATTTTGTATGGTGATGGTTCTGGCGGTTTTAGCTCAGTTTCTATCGGCTCAGGTGTTACTTTTGCAGGCGGTGTTTTATCTGCAACTGGATCAGGTGGAACGGTAACTGCTGTTACAGGTACAGCACCTATCGCATCATCTGGCGGTAATACTCCTGCAATTAGCATTAGTCAAGCTGGAGTTAGTACAAATGGATACCTATCATCAACTGATTGGAATACGTTTAATAGTAAAGCACCAGCAACGTCGGGAACATCTATTTTATATGGTGATGGTACTGGTGGATTTAGTAATGTAACGATTGGAAGCGGAGTTACATTTGTAGCTGGAACGTTAAGTGCTACTGGATCAGGCGGAACGGTAACTGCTGTTACCGGAAGTGGAAATATTGCTTCTAGCGGTGGAACTACACCTAACATTACTTTTACTGGAACACTACCTATTGCCAATGGCGGTACAAATGGCACAGCTACACCCACAGCAGGCGCTGTTGCTGTTGGTAACGGAACTCAATACGCATTTACCGCAGCAGGTTCAGCAGGTCAAGTATTAACTTCTAATGGTTCAACAGTTCCTACTTGGGCGACTATAGCAACTGGAATTGGTACAACAGGGTATTGGGGATCGTTTTGGGATACAACTAATCAAACTGCTGCTAGTATTACGTCAGCCTATACAATTAATATTGGTACTTCTGATCCAAATAATAATGGTGTCAGTATAGTTAGTAGTAACCGGATTACAGTTGCGAATGCAGGCGTATACAATATTCAGTATTCCATACAGTTTCAAAACATTGGTACAGGAAATAAAAATTATAATGTTGATGTATGGTTTCGATTAAATGGCGTAGATATACCTGATAGTAATAGCATATATTGGATTGCTTCAAAAAATTCAACCGTTAATGGAGAAATGATTGCTGCCGTAAATTACGTGCTGTCATTAAACGCTGGGGATTATATCCAAATATTATGGGCAGTTAGCGATATTGATATTTCAATCGTAACGCTGCCAGCTACATCAAGTCCAACAGTTCCTCAAACGCCTGGAGTTATTGTATCTGTAACACCAATTACTGAAATTGGAATCGGATATTACAATTTAACTTCTGTTTCTTCTGTAGCTATTGCAACAGGATCAAAAACATTCACTACAAACCTTTCTAATATTTCAACTGCTTTTACAGTAGGAACTAGAGTTAGAGTGGCATATGTCATTACGCCAGCTAATTACATGGAAGGTGTAATTACATCTTTCAGTGGTACAACTTTAGTAGTTAATGTTGACTCTATTGGTGGTTCTGGTACTTATGCAAACTGGACAATTTCTGTTGCAGGGATTCAAGGGTCTAATGGGGTTACATCCATTACAGGAACGGCTAACCAAGTTATAGCTTCAGCATCTACAGGCGCAGTTACTTTAAGTTTACCTCAAAGTATTAATAGTGGGGCAACGCCTACTTTTACAGGCACAAATTTTACAGGTATCCCTAATGCAGGGTTGACCAATTCATCCATTACTATTAATGGAACCTCTACTAGCTTAGGCGGGGCAATATCAGTAGGCACAGTTACAGGCGTTACTGGAACTGCACCAGTAGTATCTTCAGGAGGTATTACTCCTGCAATCAGTATCCCTGTAGCTACTACTTTAGTTAGCGGATATTTAAGTTCAACTGATTGGACAACATTTAATAACAAATCTAATACCAATGGCACAGTAACAAGCGTAGCCGCAATTACTTTAGGCACTACTGGTACTGATTTAAGCTCAACTGTAGCAACGGGCGCTACAACACCAGTTATTACTTTGCAAGTGCCTACAGCCTCAGCTACGAACCGAGGGGCATTATCTTCAACTGACTGGACTACTTTTAATAACAAACAGCCTGCTGGAGCGTATTTAACTGCAAGCACAGGAGTAACAACATTTGCGGGCAATTCTACAGGATTAACTCCTGCAACCGCTACATCAGGTGCAATTACACTTGCTGGAATATTAGTTGGTGCTAATGGAGGTACAGGCTTAAGTTCATTTACTGCTAATGGCATTGTTTACGCCAGTAGCTCAAGCGCGTTAGCTACAGGGGCAGCACTTACATACGATGGAAGCAGCGTAATTAACGGTTCGGCTGGATCAGGTGTAAATTCGTATGGGTTTAATGTTTCATCAAGTTTAATAGGTGCAACCAACAATTACGGATTTTATGGAAATATAGCGTCAAGCACTGGGCGATGGAATCTGTACATGAACGGTACAGCGGGCAATTACATCGCTGGTGCGTTAGGCATAGGTACGACATCATTAACAGCTAGACGATTAGTTGTTGCAGGAAGCATGACGGGTGCAACGGTGGCATATGGCGCCCTTGTTTCACTCACAATCCAGCCTGATGTAACTGGAAGCGCCATTGTCACAGCTTCTCAAGCGGCTACGGCTGCCAATGGCGGTACACCATACACAATCGCCACATTAACTTGTTTTAATGCAGCGCAAGTCGCTTTTAATGCTGATTCAACCGTAACAAGTCAATATGGGTTTAATGTTTCATCAAGTTTAATAGGTGCAACCAACAATTACGGATTTTTTGGCAATATAGCTTCAGCTGCAGGCCGTTGGAATCTGTACATGAACGGTACAGCTGCTAATTATTTAGCAGGGAATTTACTTCTTGGCACAACAACTCAGCCAACAACATCTAACAATATAGTCGTTGCAGGGTTAAAAGCTACTTCAGCAGCCGCTCCAACTATAGCTTCAGCTACTACGATTGCGCCTACTAAAGCGATTACTTTTATATCAGGCACAACAGCTATAGTAACCATTACAGCGCCTAATCCTATCTCGTTGGGTGGGGGAACAATTACATTGATTCCTACTGGAATATTTACGACCACAACAGCCGGCAACATCGCTTTGGCTTCAACAGCCGTAGTAGGTAAAGCTTTATTAATGACCTACGATGTAACAACAACAAAATGGTATCCGAGCTATTAATGAACATCTATATTTATAAACCAATCAATCTAGTCAGCGATCAAAATGGAATTGTGGTCGCTGTAGAGTTTACTATTGAGGTTTCTGATGATAATGCTAGTTTTAGTATTGCAGGTTGTACGGCTTTACCAGCCCCCACAGGTAAAGTTATTGCTTATGAATTATTAACTAAAGATGATGTAATTGCCTGGGTGCAAAATTTAGTGGGAAAAGAAATGCAAGATCAAGCAGATACAGAATTAGAAGCCTATAAAGATCGTAAAGTTTTAACATCGGGAACACCTTGGCTATGATAGATTTCATGGTTTTAGCGCTTCCTCGATCTGGAACAGCTTGGGTCGCTAATCTTTTAACGACTGATACATCGCTGTGTATTCACGAAGCGTTTATGGATCACTCCATTGATGATCTGGATACTCGATCTTACGATGGGCTGTTAGGAATCGCTGAAACCAGTGCATTTATTAGAGTGGATGAACTTAACCTACACTCTGCTAAAAAGCTAATTATAGACCGTCCTTTTGATGAAATAAATAATTCAATAGTAAAGTTAGGTTTTAAAGCTATGCCATCATATTCGGCTGATTTGATGATTCAACTTAAAGGTTGTAGAATAGCTTATAAAGATTTGTTTAATTACGAAATTATGTCAGAAGCGTATTATTATTTGCTTCGTAAAGAACTTAACCAAGAACGGCATAAAATGTTATGTCAAATGAATATACAAAACACCGCAGCTATTGAACGCGTCAGAGGGCTAGTATGAATAACATTATGGCTATTGCTAAAGTAGATATTACGCAGATACTATTACAGTTAAAACGTAATCCTCAGCTTTGGAATAGAAACCCTATTAGGACTAATACGCCTTCTAGCCCGCATTATGGATTTGAGGACATCCATGTTAGATTTCGCGATCTTACTGAGTATGACGGTGGTGATTGGGCTAAGTTCAATGGCGAACACCGTTCATGCTGGTATAAAGAAGCAGATAGCCTTCCAGCTATTAAAGATTTAGCCTTTCAGTTAATGACTACCGTGAAAGGTGAAGAGCTAGGTGGAATTTTAATTTCTAAAATTCCTCCCGGTGGATTATGCAAACCCCATACTGATACTACTTGGCATGCCAAGTATTATGACAAATATGCAGTACAGTTAGAAAGCCATCCAGATCAAGCGTTCTGTTTTGAAGAAGGAGAGCATATATCTCCACCAGGTGAAGTCTATTGGTTTAATAACCAAGCCGTTCATTGGGTGCGTAATAATTCTCCGGTTGACCGGATCACATTAATTTTCTGTATTAAATCAGATAGGAGGTTTTCATGCCTTGGGGAATAGCAGCAGCAGGCGCAATAGGTGGTATAGCTAAAGGTGTAGGCGGAAGCGCAGCTGCAGGAGCGCAAGCCGCTGTTGCGAGAGAACAATTAGAATGGACTAAGAAAGTCTATGGAAACGCGCAGCGAGACATCAAACCTTACACGCAGTTAGGCGAAGTAGGCGCTAAAGGTTATGAAGCTAATCTACCGTATTTAACATCGCAATATGGTATGGAGGACTATAAAAAAAGTCCATTATACACACCGATGGTACGGAACTTAGCTGAATTGCAAGCAACACCTGGGTACCAATTTCAATTGCAACAAGGTCTGCAAGGCGTTCAGCAGGGTGCAGCTGCTAAAGTCGGATTGCTATCCGGTGCAGCTGGTCAAGCCATGAACAATTACGCGCAAGGTCAAGCAGCTCAAGGTTATCAATCGGCTTGGGAAAGAGCGCAGAAAGCTTACGGTACAGCCTTTACTCAAGATTTAACCCAAAAAGCACAGATTGGTAATATGTATTTAGAACCCGCCAAGTTAGGTCAAAACTCTGTACTAGGTATAGGTAATATCGGCGTAGGCGCTGCCACAGCAATGCAACCTGCTTATGCAGCTTTAGGCAAAGCTAATGCTCTCGGTGCAGCTGCACCTTGGGGTACGGTAAGCAGCGTGGCAGGTGCAGCTGGAGGTTTATTTGGCAGCGGAGGGCCTTTAGAAAATTATTTTAAAGGTTGGGGGCAATCAGGGACTGTACCTGGAGGGGTTAATTTTAATTCAAATACTAGCGGTTACACTGGCGCTAGTGGGTGGCCGCAAACATGAGTGATTTACTTGATTTATATAAACAATTAGGTGCAAATTATACTGACACCTTAAAAGCTACTCAAGACGCACAAGCTAACGCTATAGCTTTACAAAATGCCCGTAGAGCGCAACAAGAGCGTGAAGGTTTAAAAGCTTTATACGCTCAAAAAGCTAATCCATCTTTTCAAGATGTAGGCGCTATTGATCCTGCAATGGCGCAAGAGTATTTAAAAAATCAGTTTGTTATGCAAAAAAATATGGTAGAGATGCAGCATCAACAAGCAGAAACAGCTAAAATTTTAAATGCAGAAGATAGGGTAAAAGAAACTTCAATGGCTAATGCAGCGTTGCCTTTTTTAAACGCTTATGAAGCTAATAAAGGTAAAATTCCAGAAGCTGAAAATCACTATAATTTAATGACCGCGTTAAGTAAAATTTCAACTCAAGCAGTTGCAGAAGGGTGGGCGCCTAGTCACCATACATCAATCGATCCTAATGCTACATTTGAATCCGTAATATCAATTGCTAATAAAAGCGGTGTTTTTACAAATAATCAACGATTAAATCAAGAGGCAGCTAAAGCTCGAGGTTCTCAAGAAGGGCTTGTTCAAGGAGGGGTTGCACCTCAACCAAGCACTTATTACAATTCATATGGGCATGACGAAAATGGAAACGCTTTTGTTATTCCAGGGTCTAGTGGAATGTGGCCTCCAGGCTCTAAAAGCCCTGAAAATACTCAGCCTCCTGACGCTAACGCTACGCCTGCCGATCCAGCCAATATTGCTAAATTAACTTTTTATGAAAATATGGCAAACGCTCCTGATGCAACTGCTGAAGATCGAGCTTTTGCAGAGGCTCAAATTAAAAAATTAAGTCCTAAAGAAAATTTTAAAGTACAACCTCAAGTAGTAATTAACACACCTAAACAAATGGATGTTAAAAAAGCCGAGCAAAAAGGTAAAATTGCAGAGGCTGAAAAAACAGCTACTTTATCTGCTGAAGAAAAAGCTGCTGATAGAAAAGCCATAGAAACTTATTTTAGAGGCCCAAAACCTGAAGCAGTAAGAAATCTTATTAAAGAATCTATTGAAGGTGATGTTCAATCAGGGCTTGCTAGATTAGGTAAATTTTTTGGTGTTGCAGTCCCTGGTGGCGATGCTTTAGCAGCATTAAAAGTTATCCAACAACAAATGGCAAGATCGCTTCCTTATGCACCTGGAGCATCTTCAGATATAGATGTCAGAAATAGATTAGAAATGATATCTAACCCTGCTACTGATGAACCTATTGTAAATAGACTTCGAGCTTTGGAGGAAGTTATTAGAGATGCAGAAGCATATGTTGTTCAAAAAGGTGATTTCTTATCTCAAGATGAAATTCTTGATTCCATTGAAAATGGGTATTTATCTGAAGCTAATGCATTAGAAATGCTTAATAACAGAATGATTAATAAAGGAAATCCAATTTACGCCCCGACGCAAGGTAACAAAACTTCAACTGGAGTAAAGTAAAATGGGCATTACAATAGAAGATTTACGCGCAAAAATAGCACAAAGAGCTGAATCTCGTAAAGCAACTCAACCAAATGAAAATGTATTGAAAGCGGTAGCTAATGCTGCTGCGAAATGGAAAGCTTCACAAATGCCTGA